GCCGCGCGTCGCCGACATGACCGGCTCGGGCCCGCTGCCGAAATCATAGGTCGGAATATTGGTGAACGGGATCGCGGCCACGCTCCACGAGACATGGCTTATGCGGATGAAGCGCTGCGGCTCGCGGTCGGGATGCACGGTCAACAGCGTGTCGGCGGATTGCGCCCAATTGATCAGCGGCAGTTCCGCTTCGGTATAGGGCTGCACGCCCGATGCCGCCCAGGCGTCGTTGAAGCCCACGGGATCGACCAGAATGATATCGAATGCGGCATTGCGGAGGACGAGCAGGTAAAGCTGCTCGGTGTTGAACGAAAACGGGATCGGCAGGAAATCGGCGCCGGCGCCCAAGGCGAAGGTGAGCTGCAGGCCGGGGCGGCGCTTGAAGCCGCCCTGCGGAATCACCAGCACGTTCCGCATGAGCTCGGCGCCGTTGTAGTAGGCTTTGAGCCGGGTCTGCGCCACCAGCCGCGGGTCGAGCTCGCCGGCGGTGAAATTGGTCTGGATCTGGCGCGTGGCCACGGGCTAGCCGCTCAAACGAAAGCGGGCGTCGACCAGCGGAAACTGCCGGATCCGCTGCGGCGGCTGCTGGCGGGCGTCGATGCGGCGGGCATTGGCGGTGATGCTTTCGGCGACGCTCGCCCACAACTCGGCAATCTCGGTTTCCTCGGTGATCGGCTTGGCCATGACCGCGGCCAGCGACACCTGCAGGGCCTGCTTGAAATAGGCGGGGAAGCGCGCCTCGTCGGGGCGGAACTGGTACTCGGCCCACAGCTCGAGCGCGTTGCAGGCGATCACGTTGCCGAACACCTCGTATTCGCGGAACGGCACCGCGCCCGGCGTGCCCGACGTGTAGCAGGCGCGCAGGATCAGGCTGTCGGACGGCAGGGTGAACTGGTGCTGATACTCGTTGACCGGGACCGCGGTTTCCCGCGCGAGCTGCATCTTCTTCATGCTGAAGCGCCAGGGATAGCTGGCGATCAGCGTTTCGAGGACTCCCGGGTAAAGCTCGCCGGCGACCATGGCTTTCTCGGTGCCCTCGGTGAAGGACGTGATCGAGCCGGCGCCGAGCATCAGGAGCGCGTTGCTGCAGATCGAAACGGCGATATCGCTCAAGACACCCTCCCGTCAAAGGGCGGCGGGCACCGCCCCAGACGGTGCCCGCCAGGCTGGCAGGATGGCTTAACCGGCGTCGGTGACGGTGAGCGCCGTCGCGTCGGTGGTGTCGACGGAGGTCGCGGTCTTGTCCTTGACCACGACAAGGCTTGCGGTCGACAGCGCGCCGGCGGAATAGACCGCGACGTAAATCAAGTCGCCGATCTGCAGCAGGTCGCGGATCGATACGAAATAATCGGCGGCGGCCACGGTGGCGATCGCGTCCTGCGTCGCATAGCACCACATGCGCGGTCCGCCGGGCGACGGCAGGCCGGTCGCCACGGTCGGCAGCCCTTTCGACTCGTTGCCCATGGGGGCGAAGTTTGCGCGATTGAACGCCATTGCATGAGACTCCTTGTGCCAGATAGCTCGATCGTTCGCGAACGTCCTTGCACGTCGCGCGTTACGTCTCGGTGGTCTGCACCTCGACCACGCCCAGGGGATCGATGACCGTCGCCCCGGCCTTGAACAAGCCGTTGGCGAGCCAGCTGGTCTTTTCCGGGACGTAGTTGACTTCGGTCCGAAAATCGATGCCGATGGCCAAGCCCACGGCGTCCTTGTGGAACGCGAAGTTGCTGCGCAGGGTGGCGGCATAGGCGAGCCCGCCCTCGGTCCGCGTCTCGATCATGACCCAGAGGAAGCCGACCCAGGTGTTGATTTCGCCCTGTACCAGCGCCTTGATGCTGTTGTAGTCGCTCGAGGTGACTTCGGTGATGCCGAGCAGCGCCTCGAGGCCGGCGGCGGAATGCACGAAGGTGCGGTCGGTGGTGGGAACGGCGCGGTCGTCGAGGATCTTTTTCGCGCGCCGGATCTTCGCCATGTTGAGCCCGCTGGCGGCGCCGCCGACCGCAGTGTCGACGTCGGGCGAGCCGGCATTCGCCTCGAGCACGTCGATAATCATCTGGTCCTCGCGCCGCCCGATCGCGCCGGCGATGTTGGTCGCGACAACGGGCCGTTCCTCGATGTTCGTCGCGGCCTGATCGAAAATATCCGTATACTCCGGCGCGACCCAATCCTGCATGGTGGCGGTTGCCTCGCCGTAGGTCGTGTTCATGGGCGTGACGTCGGTCTGCGTGATGCGCGGCGTAGCCATGCCCTTGTTGTAGCGTCGGAACCGACACGAGCTGCCGACGACTCCGGTCTTGACGCGCACGCGCGAGCGCAGCTTGCCGCTGCCCTGATAGGCAGCCTTGACCATGGCGTCGAATTCGATGATGGCGATTGCTGGTAAGCCGACTGACATATAGGGCCTCCGAAACGTTACCTGTGGATCGGATCCACAGCGGGTTGGTACGTTTCGCGCCTATATGCCGCTCTTGCCGGCGAACGCGGGTCGTAACCCTCATCGGGTCCGATATGCCGCGGCCGCTTGCCCTTGCGGGTAGTGCACTTCCCCCTTGCCGCGGGGCCTGCGTGAGCGTCTTTCCGCCCGGTCTGTCGGGTTCCTAGCGAAAGCCAGGGCTCGGCCGACGCCCGCACGCTGCGCCCGTCGGCCTGAGTTTGTCAAGATCAGACTCGAACCGCCCGGCCTGCTCGCCCCAATCGCACCAGTTCGACCGGCGGCTGCGCGCGAACAGCTCGAGATAGGGCCCGGCATAGAGCCGCTCGACGCGCTCGAGCGCGCAATCCGGCTTGCGGCTGTGCTCGCGCCGCGGCGCCATGATGACCTGGCGCACGTCGCGCGCCTGGCGCCGGGGCTTGCCGCGGAACGCGAGCAGGCATTGCTCGCTTTCCTTGCGCGTGGTGAGCCCCATGCCCATGCGCGGCTTGCCCGGGTCGCCCTGACAGATCTTGACCCAGACAAAGGCCACGGACGAAAACGCAAAGCCCCAGGCGCCGATCAGGCGCCAGGCCTGCGGCAGATGCGAGTCGATGACCCAGAGGAACAGCGCGCAATCGCGCGCCGCGATCTGCGGCACCGGCAGCGCGGCGAGCTGCTCGAAGGTCATGGTGTCGTAGGGCTCGCCGGCGCGGGTCGGCACGCCATGCCCGGCATATTTGACAAAGCGCCAGGGCGGATCGGCGACGATCGCGCCGAACGGGCCCGCCGGAAACGGTATCATCGCGTCAAAGATTTCCGCTTACGATTTTTCCAATACTCGACCTGCTTCAAGCGCCGCACGGCCTCGCCGCGGCTACGATAGGGGCCGCCCAGGTTCTTGCCCTTCTCCGAGCGCACCTCGTAGCCCTTGGCGGTTTTTCGGATCATGGCGCGTCGCTCACACGATCACGGATTTTGCGCATGGCAGCACCGGCTTGCCGGCCACGTTAACCTCTATTTGGGTCAGATTGCTTTCAATAAAGGCGTCTTGCAGCCTGTGCCGCGCCAGCACGACGAATCGCGCCGAGCTGCGCTCCCTCGGGCTGATGCGCCTGGAAAGCGTCGTCATTCCCCCGCTTCCTTCACTTCGCGCGGCCCGCATGGAATGACGCCGGCCGGCTTCGGGGCTACGCCCTCCTGCCAGAGTTTGATCTCGAACTCGACTTGCGCCATGCGCTCGTACACAGCCCGTTTTTCGGGCGCAATTTTGGCGATGATTTGCGCAGCCGTGGATTCGTCGCCGAGTCCCAGATAGTCGATCAATTCTTCGTCGCTCATTCCCCTGCTCCCGGTGCTGCGTCCCATAGGCTCGTCCAGATTCCGGACCAGTCGTGCGATGATGGAAAATTCTTTGGATGGTCGCGCGGGCACAGCTTCCAGTCCATCGCCCCGGCGGCGCGCAGCGCGGCGCGCATTTTCAATCGCGCTCGGTTTCTGGTTGTTGCCGTCGTCACATTGTCCCAATACACGCCGACGTGCGCCTTTGCCATGGCCTCGATGACCTCGTCGGGGATCCGGTTCATTTTGCCTCCGATTCGCGCCGGCCCGCCGTTGGATCCCTGAAGCACCAGCGCCATGGATTCCAGGCATCTGGACGGCTGAGTTGCCCGGCAAACCATGCGAGATTGGGCTCGGTCTCGGCCAATAACAGGTCGAGTTGTGCCAGGCTGCAATGCGCGGCGCGGGCATAGTCGAAATAGTTGTACCAATCGACCCAGTCGTCGCCTTCGTGCTCGGGGTCGAGATTGCCGGCCGCCCGATTCAGCGTGAGCGCCTCGGCCCAGCTCGCGGCGAACGGCGCGCCATAAGCGGCATTGACGATGATGCGATACGGGCAGCCGAACGCCCGCGGCCAGCCGTCGCGCTGGCCGAACCGGGCGAGCGAGCTATCGGCCTTCCACATCAGCGGCGCCTGCCAGCCGAACCCGATCTTGACCAGCTCGGCCAGCACGATCACGCCGAATTCCTCCTGCCACGGCGCCGTCTGCTGATTGCCCCAGCCTTCATAATCGGCGGGCGCCTGCACGGCCTGGCGCAGCACGGCATGAACCGGCGCCGGGTCGTCGATGAAATCGGCCTGGAAAAATTCGCGGTTGTTCTCGAGCAGCCGCTCGAAATAATCGCGCCCGAGCAGCCAGGCGGGCGGGCTCGCCGGCGAGAGGCGCGCCGCCCGCGCCAGGGATCGAAGCTGCCAGAAATACGAACGCGTCTGCTCGTAGCCGATGCGGCCTTTGCCCTGCTGGCGATAGCCCTGGTGATAGCTGAACAACGCCCAGGTGACGTTGCATTGCAGAAGCCACAGATGCCAGGGATCCTCGGTCGCGACATAGGCGAGATAGCCGAAGCCCGGCATATGCCCGGTGTCGAGGATCAGCTCGCAGGGAATCTCGGGCACCTGGTAGGGCGAGCCCGAGCCGGGCTTGGCGTCGATCGTCGGGTAATCGTCGAGCGACAGCGGGCGGCCGGCATGCTCGTCGATCCAGCCCATGGGGAAGCAGGCGCCTTCCTCGTCCTGCACGATCATTCCGGCAAACGCGTTTGGATTCCCGGTCGCCAGCCATTCGCCCTGAAACTCGGTATAGAGCCCGATTTCGCCGCGGTCGCCGGTGTCGGGCATGGATTTGGTCATGGTCCTGACTTGCATCACCTCGTAGTGCGGCGCCAGGGCGAGCGGCTGCACGCCCTTGGCGGCGGCGGCCTCGAGCTGCATGACCCAGGGTACGCAGGCCGGCGGCATGCGGATGATTGGCCAGGGCTCGTTCACATGGCGCCATTGCCCGGCCCAATAATGCTTGGGAACATCGTAGCTGGCGGCCAGCGTGTCGCCCTTGAAGATGCGCGCGGTATAGCCGGGCAGATCGGCCGGCACGGCGTTCCACATCTGGAAGTTCACAAACCAGACCTGCCAGTAATGCTCGGGGTCCGACGTATCGCGCACGATCAGCACGTAAAGCGGCGCGTCGGCGTGGCGCATGCGCACCATGCGCGCCCCGGCGGTGAACGGCGAGTCGGGCTCGAACGTGCCCAGGTCCTCGCCGTCGCTTTCGCGAAAGCTCAGGATTTCCGTGCGCCGTTGCCGGCCCCGCCGCCCGATGCGCTCCGGGTCGGGCGTCGTCCACTCGATCTCGATCGCAATGTTGCCTTCCGTCACCTTGGGAAAAACCGCCGGCGGCAAGGGCTCGAATTCACCGTCGGGCGGCGCCGGTTCGCCGCCGTCGGGCGGCGGTGCGGTGCCTTCAAACGGCAAGTCGGCAATGGCAATCGAGGGTGCGCTCGCGCCGTCGCGGATAAATGTCAGATTTCGCAGAGTCACCTTTTGCCCGCTGGCATGTACTTCGGTGCCGTAAACGGATCCGTCGGCATTGTGAAACCATTTCCAGTAACTCAACGGCCAGCTTACCTGCACGAGGTCGCAATGGCCGTTGCCGTCGACGACGAGAATCGGCGTCGGCAGCCTGGGCAAGATCAGAACCGTGTCGCCCGGCTGCCCGAGCAGCACCGTCTCGTCGGGTTCTGGCTCGGGCTCGGGCGGCTCGGGCTCGGGCGGCTCGGGCTCGGGCGGGATCTGCTCATTGAGCGTCGCCAGGGTTTGCCTGTGCTTGTCGAGCAGCTCGCGTTCCTCGTCGCTGATCTGGATCAGCGCGTCGGTCTCGGCGATTGCCAGCTCGATCAGTTCCCGTTCGCTCATCGGCGTCAATGCTCCCTGTCGCTTTTATCGTTTCGGCGCCAGCGCCGGCGTGGTGGTCGCGACGCGCTTGACGTTGAGTCCGAGCGGCGCCTCGGCCGGCAGCGCGCCGGCCTTGTCGAGGCTGGCGAGAATCTCGCGGCCCTTGCGCAACAGCTCGCGGCCCTCGGGCGTGGCCTCGCCGCCCTTGGCGTAGCCGTCCATCAGAAGCGCATGGCCGTCCTCGAGCGAGCCGGCGCCGAGCGCGGCGACGTCGGCCATGGGCATGATGCCGGGCTGCGTCATGGCCATGATTTTCGACAGGCCGCGCACCGCCTCGGCGCTGGTCATGGCGGCATGAACGCCGTTGTGTTCCTCGGGCCCGATCACGCCCTTCCTCATCAGCCCATTGAGCCAGGTCGCGATGTTCTTGACGATCGAGGGCGCCTGCGGCCCGAGCTTTTTCATCTCGGCGGCGGCCACGTCCTCGCGCAGCTTGTCCAATTCCTGCTCATTCAGCTCGTTGCCCTTGGGCATGGCCTGCAGGATGGAAAAAACCGGCTTCAGCACGGCGTCGAGCTGGGCCTGGGAGAGTCCTTGCGCGTGCGCGGCTTTGAGAAAGGCCGGCAGCACCTTGTCGTCCTTGGCGATGGCAAAGCCCTCGGGCGTCGGCACCTTGTAGCCCTCAGGCTTGTCGGGCGCCTTGTGGTCGCCGCGGGCGATCTTGCCGCGCAGATCGGTGAAGGCCTTGGCGAGATCCTCGACGCGCGCCTCGTTCTTCTCGCCGTCCCAGAAGTTCTCGGGCAGGTAGTCGGGACGGGCCGGCCTGGCGTCCTTGGGCGGCGGCGTCGCGGTGGTTGCCGGGTGGCCGTCGGCCGGCGCGCCGGTGCCATCGGGCTTAACGGACTCGAGCAAGGATTTGCCGTCGCTCAAGCCCGTCGCGGTGCCGCCGCCAGGCGCGGCGGCACCGTTCGTTGCGGGATCCGGCATGGCTTACGTGCCCTTGTCTAGCTCAGCCGCAGCCGGCGCGTTCACTTTCGACGGGTCGGGCGGAGCCTCGGGCCCGTGCTTGTCGAGATAACGCACGATCTGCTCGTCGAGCCGGTACAGGTCGTCGCTCATCTGGTCGCGCGGCATGCCGGCAACGATCTGATGCATGCTCCAGAGCTGATCGCCGATCGCCTCGGTTTTCTTCCGGCTGTCGTCGACCTGGCGGGCGCGTTCCTGCTGCTGCAGCTCCCGATCGGGCGGCAGCGGGGCGGGTGTCGCCGGCGGTGATCGACGGGCCCGGGGAATCGGATCGTCAGGCTCTTGCGGTTCGTCGCGAGTCGGTCGCTTGCCGCGTGGTGCCATGGTGGCGGCTCCTTCACTGTTTTCCGGTTTTCAGGCCTCGACACTGGGCGCCGCTTCGGGCGCCGAATGCGGCGTGTTGAGATACTCGGCGATCGACTCGCCGAGCGCGGTCAGGTCGGCCGGCGCGAAGTCCTCCATGGCGGCGATGGTCTTTTGTGCCGCGGTGAGCGCGTTCACCACGTCGGCGTGCCGCTGATCGAAATAAGCCGGGTTGCTCATGGTCGCTTCGTCTCCTGCGGCGGGCCCTGTGTTGCACGCGCGATGCGCCGCTCAATCTCGCGCACAATGGAATTCTGCCCTTCGCGGGCAAAGCCCTGGCTCGGATCCTGGCCGGGGACCCAGGCGGGCTGCTCGATCGTCACCGCCCTGAGATGGCGCAGCACCTCGGCGCCGGCCGGCGTGGTGAAGGTCTGCGCGAACAGCATGTCGAGGCGATCGCGCTCGGCGAGCTGCGGGCGCGACAGCGGGCGCGGCATCTTGTCGAACACGTTCCAGTCGCGCTCGCCGCTCATGTCATGGGGCTCGGCGCCGGCTCTTGCGGCTTGGTGGCGTTGCCGGCGATCTGCGCCACGGCAGGCGACTGCAGCAGCGCCTCCTGCTGCGCGGCCTCGGCCTGGGCCTGCTGCTGCGCGGCCACTTCCTCGGGCGTCTGCAGCACCTCGATCGGCAGTCCCATGAGGTCGCCGATGCGGACCGCGGCGCGCCGGCTGTTCAAGCCGGCATTGAGCGCCTCGGGCCCGAGCGTGCTGCCGACGAGCTGCGCGTACTGGATGATGGATTGCACGTCGTCCATGGCCTGTACCTGGGCCAGCGGCGACAGCGGCTGGATGGCAATCTCGCGGCCGTCGATCTTCAGCGGCAGCACGATTTCGCCGATCTCGTCGAGGATATCGAGGCAGCGCAGGATGATCGGCGTGACGCCCTCCTGATTGAGCCGGCCGAACGCGGCGCCGATGTCGCCCTGCAGCTCCTTCATGCGCTCGACAATCTCGGTCGCGCTGCGCACGGGCCCCTCGGGCGGCGGCATCTGGCTGTCGAACAACATCTTCTTGATGTTCGTGCGCATGTCCTCGAGCACCAGCTCGGCGACGGAGAAATCGCCCGAGCGCTCGAGCGGCATGAGGCTCGGGCCCTTGGGTCCGGCATTGGCGCCGACCGGAATCACGGCGCCGGGCTCGATGACCAGCGTGTCGGGATTCAGCGTGCCGTCGTCGACCGCGGTGTAGGGCCCGGCGATCGACAGGCTGGCATTTTTGAGCACCAGCTCGACCACCTTGTTGCAGGTCCTGATATCGGGCATGGCCTGCAGGCACGGGCCGCGGCCCTCGATTTCGCCGGGCGCGAGCTGCCAGCGAATGACGATCCACGGGTTCGTCCGATAGCGCCGCTCGACCAGCACGGTTTTTTCCGTCCAGGCGATGACGCAGAATTTCCATTCGGCCGCGTCGGCGTCGTAGTAGGTCGCCTGCATCAGCTCGAATTCCTGATCGGGGTTCCTCGCCTCGGCCTGGGCGATGGCGTGCGGCAGGCTGCGCAAGTCGGGATAGAGCCGGCGGATATCGCGCGCCGCTTCCTTGCGCCGGTAGAAGATGCCCTCGACCGTCGAGAACGGCCCGTTCTCGAACGCCACGCATGCCGACGGCACGGCGGTGAAGCGCAAGGCCGGCGCGTCGTGACGCCCGCCAAGCCGGCCGTTCTCGATCAGCAGCACGCCGGTGCCGACCGCCAGGTCATGCGCCATTTCGTTGATGGCGGTGTCGAAGTTGCTGGTCTGGATTTCGGCGAACAGCCGCTCGGTGATCTTCTCGAGCACCAGCCCGAGCGGGCGCTGCCATTGCGCGGGCACGTCCTTGCCGGGACGCAGCATGGCCCAGCGCTGATAGGGCGGAAACAAAATGCGCTGGATCCGGTTAGCCAGGCGTGCGGTGCCGATGATGGCGGTCGAATCGTAAACCCGGTTGCGTTGCTGGCCCTCGCCGACCTGGGCGTAGCTCGAGCGCTCGGGCTGGGTATATTCGTAGGTGTCGCGCAGCAGCGAATAGTAGTTGCTCTTGCGGCCGAACGCGCGCTCGGCGCGTTTCATCAGGCGCTCGGTCTTGCTGTCGCCCGCGCTGCCGGCGGTGCTGGCGGGCGCGGCATAGTCCTCGGCCATGGGCTAGCCTCCGAACGTGGTCTTGACGCCTTCCTCGGTGCTGCCCTGGGCGATCAGCGACGCCCGGCCGCGGGCGCGCAGAGCGCGCTGGCGGGTGTCCTCGGCGGCAGCGGCCTTCTCCTTGGTTTCGCGCTCGGCCTCACGCGCCTCGCTCTCGGCGAGCTGCTTGGCGATGCTCTCGCGCTCGGCGCGGGCCTGCTCGTCGGCAGCCTGGCGCGCGGCCAGCGCGTCGGCCTGGGTCTGCGCGAGCTGCGCGTCGAGCGCGGCATCGCGCTGCGGCGCCGCCGGTTCCGGCATGCGGTCCTCGTCCTTGTCACCGCCCGTGAACGCCGATACCAGCGAGGTGATCGGCGACAGAATCGCTTTGATGATCTGGCCCATGATAACTCCCCCAGAGTCCCGGCAGTTCGGTGTACCAGATGCCGCCCGGCGCCTGCTGCCAGCCGGCGGCCTGCGCCATGGCCTCGGCCGGCGGTGTCATGCCGCCGGCGAACAGCCAGCGATAGCCGAGCAGGTACGGCAGCCGCTCGATATCGTGCAGCACCTCGCGCGACCACAGCCCGTGCAGGCGGCAGTCGATCGCCAGATGCAGGCACAGCGCACCCTTCGGCTCCTGCATGGCGCTGTACCAGACATAGCCGCGGGCGCCCGGCCGGCGCTGGTCGTCGAGCTCGAGCGCGACGACGATTTCATCGGCGCGCGGATAGCGCGGCAGCGCGGGAAAGCGGCACAGCCAGGCGGCAATGCGCGGACGATCGAAGCTGAGCCGGGCCCGCACGGCGCCTACTCCGTCGCCGGCCGGCCGGCGACCAGCGCCGGCCCGTGGTTCTGATCCCAGACTTCGACCACGCGCAGGATCTCCTTGCGGGTGAGCTGCATGAACGGCAGGCCGCGCAGGATGCCCGACGGCACGCCCAAGTCGGGGTCTTGAAACTCGGGATTGCGGATGAGGAAACGCCCGCGCAAATCCCACCAGGCCTGGGCGTGGCGCGCGGCCTCGCGGAACATCAGGCCCGATGGCATGCGCCGGTCGCTCATTGCGCCACGCCCTCGACCGGCGGCGCGATGCCGGTTTCGGTGGCCCGCACGATGGCCACGACCAGCCCGTCGAGCGATTGCTGCGCATAACCCAGCTTGTGCCAGGGCAGCAGGTGCGGTGTCTGCTTCAGGCCGGGATCATGCACCGGCCCATAGGTCCAGCCACGGCGGCGGGCGAGCTCGACCGAATCGTTGTGGAAATCGGCGGCGCTCATGCCTGGGTGCTTGATCAGCTTGATCACGGTGTCGAGCGCCTCGCGCTGCAGTTCCGCCGGCGCTTCCTCCCAGGCCGGCATGACCGGCAGCCAGTCATTGAGCGTGCACCACACGCGTTGCGCCTCGTGGCACAGCGCGGCGATGGCGCGCAGCCGGTCGGCCTCGCTCATGGCGGCGATTTCCGGTAGGGCTCGCTGGCGCCCTTGGCGAGCCGGTGCGGGTCGAGGCGCCAGGCTTCGGCGATCAGCCGCTGCACTTCCTCGACCGGGGTGCGGTTGTTGAGCCGGGCGGTTTCCTCGAGCCACTGCATCATGACGGTTTTCAGCGGCACGGTGATTTCCGGCATGGCGGCCTTCGGCCATGCGGCGTCGAGCTCGGCCTGGTCGGTCTTGCTCATGCGTGGATCTCCGCTCATGGCAAAAACTGCTCCAATTGATCGAATGAAACGCGGAAGCCGGCCGCGTTCTTGTGCCCGCCGCCGCCGTACTGCTTGGCGATTTCCGATACATCGACGCCATCAGGGCGCGAGCGCAGCGAGAACACCCGGCCTTCGGGCGTATCCCAATAGCAGGCGGCGAAGGGCTCGTTGCTGGCGAGCTTATGGCCAGCGTCGCTCGTCAGCGTGTAAGGCAGGTTGGCAACCGGAACGATGTAACCGCCGATCTTCATGCGGCGCGTCACGACCCGAATCAGCTCATCGATATCCTTGAAATGTTTCCGCTCGATGGCCTCGCCTTCGGCCCGTAGATTCTTGACTGGCGTCCGCATCAGCCGATCCCAAACCTCAAAATCATAGGGCCACGAAAAGACATTCGCCTGAATCTCCCGCGTTCCTTCCAACGCAAAGCGCCACAGGTCACGATCCTCGATGTGGTTGATCAGATCAGGGCGGCGGTATCCAACGCACATGTAATCCCAGGTCAGGCCCGCGCCGGATTTGGTCAGATCGAAAAGCGCCGAACAGCCGGCCGGATTTTTTCTCCATTCCCGGAAAGGCAGCGGCGGTGGCAAGTCGTGAAGATCTTCCTCAGCGGTCTTGTGATGATCCAAGATCAAAATGGCGTTTGCTGATTGCGCCATCTGCTCGAGCACGGGGCGCTTGTAGCTGAAGTCCACCATGATGACATTCCGCCCGCTCACTTTTGGCGGCGGGTCTTGGTAGACGCCCGCATGGAAGTCGACATTTTCTTCGCTAAGCACATGGCGCACGATCCATGCCGAAGCGAATCCATCGGCGCAATTGCCGTGATAGATGCAGAAGAATTTTGGCATGGATCTCAACACCACGATTTCGGCAGGCCCGGGCCGGGCAGATAGCCGAGCAATGCCGAAATCAGAATCAGCACGATGATCACCAGCAGGATGACTTTCGCCACCTGCTTGAATGTCGGATCGAGCGGCAGCAGCTCGAGCAGATACCAGATGGCGCCGATGACGATGACGACGATCAACAGCGTAACAAGCAGGCCGATCATGCGCGGGCCCTCCGGTGGTCGAACGGGTCGAACTCGTGGCGCGCGACGATCGGGCGCGCGTGCTGGCGGTGTTGCTGCGTGCGCTTGCGCACCTCGAAAAACTCGCCGCCGCCGAGCAGCGCGTATTGCAGCGCGTCGACGGGGTGCGAAAACTCGTTCTTGTCGGGCCGGTCGTCGTAGCGGTTCTCGCCGGCGAGCAAGAAGCGGCGATAGCGGTAGCCGGAATTCATCGCCTTGCGCATGACCTTGCAGCGCGGCGACAGGATGAGGCCCGGCCTTGTGCCGTCGATGGTGCGGTTGAGCACGCCGCGCACGGCCTCGAGCCGGGGCTGCAGCAGGTTGGTCGGCGCGGCGCGGAAGCGAATGCCGGATTCGCCGAACACGCCCTCGACCCAGGTGCCCTCGTCGGTGGCCGAGCGCGCCTCGGCGGTCGGATCGCAAAAGGCTTTGAGCGGAAAACCGCGATAGCGCTCGGCCAGCTTGCGCGCGAGCTGCTCGGCGAAGCGGTGCGCGCCCATGTCCTCGCCGACCAGCTCGTCGAGCACGCGCCATTGCCCGAACGCGTCGCGCTGGGCGATGACGCCGGCCGGCCTGAGCCCGGCGTCGGCGCCGATGATCAGCGGCAGGCCGGGGATCGGTGCCAGCTCGTGCTCGCTGACGTGGCGCGCGTCGTTGAATTCCGGGAACACCGGCTTGCCGTCGCGCGAGTAGCCGAACTCGTTGCGCACGAAACGACGCACCCACCAGTCGGCATTGCTCATGAGGTTGTCGTAATAGCCCTCGGGCAATTGCTTGACGTTCTCGGCCCGGGGATCGAGCCCGGGCGGCTGGCGAAAGAATTTCCAGTCGGCCGGGCGCTGCGCGACGAAGCTGTCATAGGTCCAGTTTTCCGTGTCGGGCGCGTTCATGTCGCA